ATGCTTATTGGGTATGTCAGGGTGTCAACAAATGACCAGAACACCGCATTACAGAGAAATGCGCTCGATAGCGCAGGATGTGAACTGATTTTTGAAGATAAAATAAGCGGCAAGACATCCGAGAGGCCGGGGCTCAAAAAGGTACTCCGTATCTTGTCGGAGGGAGACACGCTGGTGGTCTGGAAACTCGATCGGCTCGGTAGAAGCATGCGGCATCTTGTCGTTCTGGTGGAGGAGCTGCGAGAGCGGGGCATTAATTTTCGCAGCCTGACCGACAGCATAGACACGTCTACGCCGATGGGCCGATTCTTCTTTCATGTTATGGGGGCTTTAGCAGAAATGGAAAGAGAGCTCATTGTTGAACGCACCCGGGCGGGTTTAGCAGCTGCGCGAGCAAAAGGGCGGATCGGCGGTCGCAGGCCCAAATTAACGGATGAGCAATGGGCGCAGGCAGGGAGATTGATCGCAGCAGGGGAATCTCGTCAGCGTGTGGCAATAATTTACGACGTAGGGGTTTCAACACTCTACCGAAAATTTCCGGTAGGTAGTGGTAAGAAATAATGCAGGCCGCCAGTGAATATTGAAGCTGGCAGCCTGAACCATTTTACAGCCCAGCCTGGCGAACCGTCGGGAATTCAGACACCAGCCACATATCGGCCTCTTCAAACATTTCCTCCAGCATGCGATTCAACTTTTCCCGATCGCTTTTGCTGGCATCACTATTCAAGCCGTTCGCCTGCATCGGCTTTACCTTCACTTCGGCATCAGGAAAAATTTTGTGCACCCGCTTTGTTAGTTCAGCCAGGATGATCTCTCCGGCCCCCTGGAGCCCCTCAACATTTCGCTTGTCATAAACCAGTTCAACAAACATAACGATCCTCTTAAAAGTGAAAATTGCCTGTGCTTGATCTGTTTTTATAAAAATACTACTGTATATGTATACAGTCAATGAGCGAGTGAGGGTGCGTTTATGCCTCGTCAACCGGATATTCGTGCTGCTTTTATTGCGGCCATACAGCAAAACCCGAAGGGCTATCTCTGCCTGCATACAGACAAATTCATCGCTGAACTGCAGGAAAGGAACTGGCATTTCAGCCAGGCAGATGCAAATTCATGGATCGAGCGATACCAGCCGGACTTCGCCGATAAGACGACAAACGGAAGCGAGAACCGATACTGGATCCTGCGTAACATGGGGAGGGTTTTCTAATGGGATTTCCATCGCCAGCCATGGATTACCAAGAGCAGCGCATGACGATAGATGTTATCTGTGGTGTAGATAACAACTGCCGGGTTATTGAAACTTCATGCGGCTGGGCCGTTATTAACGTCAGTCTGAAGCCAGAAGGAGGGGATACGTTGCTGGTTAGCATGGACGGGAGAAACCAGTTTGTGAAGCTAATGGGTCAGGCACTGATAACGGAAGAGGGTGAGGCGATCGAAGGAGAAGCCTTGAATGATGTTACGGTGCACGGCGTTCTTACACATACACTTAACCAAGTTAAAGACGATAAATCGCCTGTAATGTAGCGTGTAAATGTCGGGGGTTATTCCCCCATTTTTCCCCAATGATTCCCCGCACAAATTTTAAACATGAAAAAACCAACCATAAGAGGCTGGTTTTCAATGTGTTTTTGGTCGGCACGAGAGGATTTGAACCTCCGACCCCCGACACCCCATGACAGCACGCTACCATGATAATCAAGGCGCTGCGGACCCTAAAATAATTTTCCATAGTCCACGATATCCATCTACAGACCATCCGCCATACATAACTATCCCTACACGCTGCGTGTGTCCGGTGATTCCATGATCGGCGCCGGTATTCTCGATGGCTCTTTTCTTCTTGTCGACTTCAGCCTTATGCCCCAGCATAACGATATTGTCGTCTTTAACATCGTGGGCGTGTCTGGTTTCTACAAAGATTCCCGCACAACGGGCGGGAATCGGGTAAGCTTGAACGGCATGACATTGCCGCGCTAGTTTAAAAAGGGATAAACTTCAAAAGAAGCCCATAAGTCATTGTTAAGTGCCAGCAAACCTACGGAGATATAGGATAATATCGCAAGTGCTCCTGTAAAATAAAGTATGGTTTTCTTTAACTTTTTCCACAGAATTAGAGCTGGAATCGAAATTACGGCTATCACACCCATCTGGTAAAAAAATTGTTTGGCAATGTCACCATCACTCCAAGGGTATATAAAAACATAAGGGGCAAAAAGTATTAAATGGACAACTCTAAGTATAAACCCTATACCTGCCCCAGGTATTGCAAAAAAACCTCCGGCGCTTTGTAATAAAAAACTTGCCCTCAGGCCGGGAATAAGAATAAAAAAATTAAGAATAGCCCAGAATGTTAATATTATCGTGGCATAGCCAAAAAGAGTGCTTAACCCAGATTGACCGGCAACTGCTGTAAACTGTGGCGTCTGGTAAGACTGGCTCGGCTGACTAACTGATTTGCTGGCATCACATGCATTTTGCCAGCTCTCTGCATTTTGTGCCTGCCATCCATGATCATACTGTTTAAACGGCCTGTCACTGGTAACATACTTGCCTTCATCATCTTGCCTAACACCCATATTTAAGCCCCATTATTTTTATTCATTCCGATATGTGTAGTTGTACGACTTATACTTAACGGAATGTCCGATCCCGTAGCTGTTACACTTGATATGATAACGCAATATGGCCTATACGGAAGAGAACAATTACAGCAACAATTTCCTCCAGCATACGGTTCAGCTTCTCCCGATCGCTTTTACTTGCATCGCTATTCAAGCCGTTCGCCTGCATCGGCTTCACCTTCACTTCGGCATCAGGGAAAATCTGATGCACCCGCTTCGTCAGCTCGGCCAGAATGATCTCTCTGGCCCCTTCGAGCCCCGCAACATTACGCTTGTCATATACCAGTGTTTGAACACTGACAAATTCATTACTGAATTGCGCGTTAGGAATTGGCATTTCAGCCAAGCAGATGCCAATGCATGGATTAAGAGATACCAACCAGACTTTGCTGATAAGACGACGGATGGAAGCGATAACCGTTACTGGATCTTGCGTAATATGGGGAGGGTTTTCTGATGGGCTTTCCTTCACCGGCTATGGATTACCAGGAACAGCGGTTAACCATAGATCTGTTATGCGGAATTGATGGGAACTGCAGGGTAATAGAAACGTCTTGCGGTTGGGCTGTCATTAACGTTGCCATGAGGCCAGAGCAGGGAGATACCCTACTGGTAAGAATGGATAACAGGAACGAGTTTGCAAAGCTATACGGGGCGGCATTGATAACAGAAGATGGTGAAGCGATAGAAGGCGACGCGCTGGATGATGTAACTGTGTACGGCGTACTGACTCACACCCTTAACATTATAGGGGAGGACAAGTTACCCACTATCTAA